TCGAAGGCGATCGTATCCAAATCACGACCATGAAATCCTTCGATTGTTACCTTGTCTTGAAATTCGTCATATTTGATTTGCCCGATGCGCCCATTGCTGATCAAATCCTCAATAGCACTTTTATACCCATTGATGACTTTAGTATCGTACGAGCCACTGATCTTGTTCGATTTTTTAAGTCTTGCTACAGCCGCTGAATCGTATTTTTTGATGAAGTCGTAGATGGTAGTCGTTTTACACGAGTCGTGATGGCATTTGAACCCGTAGTTACCTTTGTCGGTAAACTTAATTACCTGGGGTTTGCTATCTTTGTCGTGATCGGGGTTATTGGGGCATGGTACGCTCCACAACTCCCTAGTGGCCCGGATTGTCTTCTTGGCATCGGGGACGAATTGCTTAATAAACCCGTCCATATCGAAGTCGCTTTGGGCCACGACGTTGTTAGCGTTGACGTGGCTAGTCGATACGAAATTTTCTAAGTCTTTGTGTGATAGAAATCTATCAAAACTAGGCATCGACAAGATTTCTGACGTCTTGGCTTCCCCGATATGTTTGATGTTCCGGGTCCCGTACAACCTCACGATTCTTGACCGATCGTAAAGTTTATCTATCTTCACCAATCCCGTTATCGCGTATGATATGGCGATTTGCTCAGTTACGCGTTGGATGATAGAATCGGTATTGCTATCGGCCTTGCAGCTGATCGGGTACAACATATGGAATCCGTTGCCGGTACTGGCTATTAACGGATCCGGCCACAGATAAAGACTGCTCATGTCTTCTTTGATCTGCCCTGCTATGGCCCCTGCCATGTCGATATTGCTTTGGGGTGGATTCGTTTTCTTTCCACCTTCTGCATCCAAATCAATTAATAGCCACAGTCGTTTGTCTATGTCGTTATCGCTGATTCGGCTATGGCGTTCTTGTACGTAATCTTCTTCGATGCGGTTGATGTTGACGTATACTTCGCGCTTTCCGTTGTTGGACATTACCCACTGGACTGCGCTCTTAATATCCTCTTTGTTGAAATACTTAGTGTCGATTATTGATTTTTCACCCCGCGTGCAGCAAGAAATTTCAAAACCGTGTGCTCTTGATGTTATTATTTTTATCGTGTTCAGAATCTTATCGTATTCACCGATAAGATTTTCTAAGTTATCTGCCATCTTTGTTCACCAATTCACAGAAGGCGTCATAAATTCCGGATAACTTGGTCCCGCGCCAACAACAGTAATTTATATACTCTGATATGTCAACTAATCCGGGAGCCAGAATATCCGATCCCTTGAACAAGTAATACTCAGTCTGGACGTCCAGTAATAGTGATACCGGTACTCCCAGCCTGTATTGTTCCATCATCCAATCTTTTTGGTATTGGGTATAGTGCTCTATTTTATAATATTTATCTTTGGGGAACCATACCTTTAATTCGCACCACGCTGTTACCCCATTTGATTCTGGCATCACAAAGGACACATCTGGAACACCGGGGCCAAAATCTATATCAGAGTGGCGTTGGGCGGTCCATCGCCCCAGCATGGCCTTTTTAAGGTCAGCCCAAAGGTCCTTTTCATTTCTTATCTTCATTACGGGATTTCTACATTCGCAATTGTCGGTCTTCCGTACATTACATCTTCATACACGCCGCCCCATGTCTCAACATATGGGGTTTTGTTAGCATATGCCTCAAGACGCTCATATAAATTTGACTCGATGATTATGACTTCGCTGCCTACACCATATCGTCTCATGTACCGTATTGATTCAACCAGATCAGCTATCTTCACAGCTTGAACTGCAACCTCAGAAACGTCCATATTACACATACTTGGGGTGTAGTGTTCGGCCATTTTCTTGTAGACGTCTGCAAACCCCGGTGTCAGCTTAAGATTACCGGGGGGATCCCCCAGTATTACCTCACCCGCATCATGGTATAACGCCCACCACATAGCCTCCAATGACACCGAATCATCTACTGCCGGTGTGTTACGTATAAGGTCGATTGCGATATACGCTACCAGTGCTGAATGTTCGGCCACTGATTGTTCCCGCGATACGTCGACAATGTGCCATCGTTTGACGTATGACGTCCTCATTAAGTCGTTTATTTTCATTCTCCGAATCTCCCAAGGTTAGTAGGACCTGCAGGTCCATTTAAACCTTTTGCTATTTCTGGTAATTTGGCCCCTTGGGGTCCTTGTTTTGATTCTTTCGTCATGGCAAGCAATAACGTAAGGTAAAGGATAGCATCTTCAATCCTACCCTCAATCGGTTCACTGAATTCCTTGCGGGTTTTAACCCAACTATCAATGGCATCCATGTGCTTGCTGAGATACACCATCAAAACGCGTTCACGATCTAGGCCAAGCCTATCGGCAAGCCTCTCGAAATTCGCAAACTGGTTATCACTACCGGCGTATTCGACGCCTTTGGAGTTTGATAACCCCCTTAACTTTTCTGCCACGTCTCCTATGAAACGTAAGAATTGTGTCTTATTCATTACTCTGCCCTAAAGGGTCCGACATTAATGGGTCGTGCTCCAACGCTGAACCCAAATATGACACCCCACATTATCCATATGACAACGCATAAAAAGGTCCATACCAGATTCAATGCAAACAACGCGATATTGAAAATTAATCCTACCAACGAGCCTATTAAACCAAACATGTCATTTACCTGTATGTGGTGGGGACCACTAGTATACCACATCGAGTGGTCCCCGTCTATACTCAATCTTCTGGGTAGTGGTATTTTTTGATTTCGGTAACTGGAGATTTTACCCTTCTCATTACATCACCATCCCTAACCCAATTGCTCATTTTGTTAATTTCGAGCTTGGTCAGAATCTCGGTTTCCAAGCTAATGCCATTAAGAGCGGCTAAGTCAAGCAAAACGATAAAAACGTCAGCGTATTCTTTGGGATTTTTTGGCTCCTTGAATAACTCTGCCAGTTCTTCATTCAGCTTGTGCCATGCTTGATCCGGGTTGCGATCCGGAAATTGCTTGTCGGCCCAACGGTATACCTCGTCGGCCAGTTCGTCAATCGACATTTTTTCATATGCCATAGTAACCTCCGTAATGTTTCACATCATTGATAGTAGGACCATGCCCACTGATTATTTCACCTTCGAAGCCAGTACGGTATCGAATTGCGTCCACTAAGTTATTAAAGTCGGAATCAGACATGTAATTCGCGAAATTCAAGAACATCACATCGGGACAAACTATGCTCAACGCCTCATAGATTTGGTCGTGTGAAAACGTAAAAATCCGACGCGGCAAGTGGGTAGTTGTGGTCAACTCAGGCTCTACGCCTATGTCGGCCCAACTGATCTCTTTTTGATCATCGTAACACGGACCGCTCGATCCAGTCTTATTGTTTACACGTATCGGGTAGGTCCTCGCGCATCCTATTATATTCGTGTTCATCAAAACACTTACCGGTAACCCACAGTCTGATATTAATTGTGCTGGCGTACAGTCTCTTGATGTAGTATATGGCCAAAATCCGTGGTGGATACTCAAAGAATATCCCTGGCATCCTTCTATCTGCCACCTATCCGCCATACCGAAATGCATCAACCACTCGCGGGTATTGACTACCATTATATCGGATCCCCAGTCGAAGTCCCCCGCGACGGATGCCGTCGAAGGCCCCTCCGAGGGCTTCCGGGCCATCTTCCGGAGCATGGCGCTGCCGGTACCCGTCTGGGTGCTCCCGATCCTTCCGAGGTCTCTCTCGGCCTCCCTGTCATAATCCAAAACTACAGCAGCATTCTTATGGATGATTATATCAGCTTGACCGATGTACTCGATGTACGTGTCTATTTCTTCCCGTAATACTACCGGGTCGATAATAGCGCCCGGACCAAGCATAATGCGTTTAAGATTCGGTGATACCACTCCTACAGGAAGCTGGCGCATCTTCACCTTGTTGCCGTTCCCATCAATAAAAATATGGCCCGAATTGGGGCCATTTGCTGTCACTACTGTGTCTGGTTGATTTTTCATCGCCATGTAACCGGCTATGAGTCCTTTTCCAGTGCTGCCGAATTGGAGATCGACTATCATCGTATTCATTTTACTTACTCGCTATATACCAGTTGGGTCCAACATCAGCACTACATTCAATGGGAACGCGTAACTTGAATGGTGCCTCGTCGCTTTGAAAGTCACAGTATATTCTTTTGATTTCAGCTATTAAATTCACCTCCGTTGGGTCTAAGCTAACACCTATTTCGTCATGCACTGATACCATCAAACTGCTCTTGGTATTCTTGAGCAAGTTGTGTATCCGTATTAACGCAGTCTTGTGGCACTCGGCAGCATTGGCTTGGTAAAGATGACCCGCTGCCTTGTGTGCGCCCATCATTTTCGGGTACCGCAACCGACGACCCATTAGCGTCTTCACGTACCCTCGTGTTGATGCAATTGTCTGTGCTCTGGATGAAAACTGCTTTGTCATCGGCAGTGTAGAGTGATACCGCTCAAACAGCTTCATGATATCGGGGCCACCTATATAGCGCTCCATGCCGTCCTTCACTTGCGTGGTGTATGGCATTCCCATCGTTTTAGCAATCTTGCCGGGTCCAGCACCAAATTGTAGCCCCAGGTTAATCTGCTTGGCATTCGGTGCACCGGCGTACTCCGGATTCCTCGGGATGTTCATCATCTTGGCCGTGAAATCGTGGTAGTCCAGACTCGGGTCATCCCAGTAGCTTTTGATCACCCGTGGATCGTTTTGTAAGTGTGCTGCAACTCTAAAATCGATCTGACTGTGGTCACAGCAGAGCCATGACTGACCTCCAAATGGGATAAACAAGGATCTGATGATTCCGGCAAATTCGGGATCTCGCTTGCTAATCTGTTGAAGTGCTGGGCTAGTGCTCGATAGACGGCCCGTCGCTGTTCCGGAGTCAAATTCAGTCCGCGTTTGATTGAAACTAGTATGTACGATTCCATTGTGTTCATGTCCTAACACATGGCCCATCACAAACGTGTCACGGGCTTTGATTAATTTGCGCAACCGCATAATCAAAGACGCCACTGGATGGGTCATTGTGCGGAGCACGTCTTGAGTCAAGCTTACGCTACCTCCTTTGGTACTGGGCGCTATGGTACCATCCACCAAGCGCCATCGTGTCTCGCTGATCTTCTCCGGTGCAAACAGAGCTTTCACCTGTGGCCCCGAATTAACATTCAGCGGTGACCCCGCCAGTGTATTAATCTCCAATTGTGTCGAGTCGATCATCGACGTCAGCTTTGGTATTGATTCCTCGGCTGCTCTAACGTCTACCGGTACTCCACGGCCCTCGATATCAACCAATACTCTGAACAGGTCCATTTCCATATCGAATACCTGTGATAGTTCCTGATCGCGGATATCCGACAATTGCTTGATGCACAAGTCTCTGGCAAGCCTAGCGTCCACAGATGCGTACTTGGCCATCATATCATACGGGGCATTAGCCATATCATTCTTGGCCCACTCGATCCCGACCTTAGCTCCAAGCCTCCGGAACTTAGAAACGTTATCGAGTGAATACGATTGCCGGTGCTCGTCAATAAGAGCCTCAGCTATCATCGTACAATGGATTTTCGGTGCCGTCAGCAATTCCGACATAAAGTGAGCGTCGAATTTGAGGTTGTGATTACACATCAAACGACACTTCGGAATATTGTCGCGAAGCCACGGGATTATTGAGGGATCCCGTCTAATATCGTAGTACCATTCCCCTTTAGATGTTGCTATAGCTATACCGAAATACTGATCCAATCCCCACCACCTCAAACCGGTGGTTTCAAGATCGATCGCTACAATCTCGTCGCGCAGTATGGGGTACATTAAAATGGCACGTCATCATCATAATGGGGGTCGTCGTCCTGACGTGGTGAATCCTCAATCGGGTCGGCCTCTTGGACCAGATGCGCATAATTACGTATGGCGTCGGTCATCGCCTCGGTGCGTTTACCAAAAGCGCCCTTGCTGAATATCTTAATTGCATCCTCGTCGCTGCTAATGCACCAACAAAACCCCGGATCGCGTTGTCTCTCGAATACTGATATCAGAAAATTCCCGTCTTTGATGTAGGGATTACCTTTCTGACTAGTCCGCCACGTTAAATTAGACATTAAACACCTCAAAAAGAGCCGGGAGTAATTCGCTCCCGGCTATAAAAAGGGCTATACGCCCCGCACTGGTGAACTAAATTTCGTCAGATGCTTCTGAACCCATCACATCAGAATAATCGACGGTAGCACGTCCTTCTCCGATTACGTTGTACAGGCTCTCGGCATGACGGTATACTTCCTCGGCAGGGTATCCCGCAGTTGCGATAGACCAGTTGTAGTAGCTCTGATTTTGAGCGTTCTTCTCGACGACCGATTTCAGCTGGTACACGCGACTGAATCTGTCGCCGCCATTCATGCGGATGATGGAATTCCACTTGCGTGACACCTTCAACTTAGAACGACTAAAGCTCAGCACGATTTCGCTTGCGCTACCGTCTGCTCCAACAAGTAGTGCGTAGTTGGTATGCGTCTCAGCGATGGTGAATGAAGATTCGGCTAGACCATCTTCAGCAGCCAATTGCGCTCTGCGACGGTTAGCTTCTTGTGCCGTGTTGAATGCGCCACGGAATCCACCACCGAGCTTACGGTCCTTCCAGATAAGGAACTGTGGCAGGTAGTGAACCGGGCAGACGATCACTGAATCGCCGTACAGTTCGCGGGTCACTGTGTTGTAGTGCAGTCCTTCTTCGGCACCTTCGATATAATCTACATTACCTTTTTCCCGGCAGGGGCTGAGGGACTGTATAATTTCAAGGCGGGGGATTTCGATATCGGTCATTGACACCGCATCGTTACCGCGATTGGAGTCGGCATTGATGTAGGATGGTGTAGTTACGAGTTCTTTATTAGACATTTGATATACCTATGTGTTAAATTAATCTTCGTCGTTGGATGCATTAGTCTTGTTTATCTCATCGCGTTTCCTCCTGTTGTACTCTCTCATGTAAGCCGCTTTGTGCCTCTTGTACTCGGTGCTGGACCGGTACTCTTTGAGGTGATTCTGAAATGTGTCAGTGCGGTACTTGTCCCGTATGTTAGCATTCCTGCACACTTTGCAGTCCTTGCGCAACAAATCTGTGGCGGTTGGGTGCTTGTGGAACTCGGAATCTGGCTTCATTTCGCCGCACTGACGACATTTTTTCATGACTAGCTCTTAGTTACGGTGGCGACGTCATACTGCATGACGTTAAAAATATCTTCGGGAACTTCGTTACCAGCTTTGATCTCGCGTCGGATTAAAGCGGCAAGGGAACTGGCATTAACAGTGGTAGTGATCAAATCACCGTGGCCGTGATCTTGTAGCCACCCGTACGCACTTTGCTTCTGGTCGGCTTTAACAGACGCACGTACAATTGGCGCGATCCCAAGTCGTCCGATATCGGGAAACGTAGCGTTTTGGACTCCTTCTCGATCCATGCGCTCGGCGGTGTATTTCTTGATGGTGTCGAGTTCCTCATTGATGGCTGACGCCACCCGTTTCGCCTCATCATAGTCGTTGCTGTAGCGGACAATCAACGAAGCCAATTCGCGGAGGGACTTTTCTTCAAGCACTTCGATTATCTGGGTCATCTTTTCTTCTTTAGTCATTTTGTTCACCTTGTTATTGATTACGCCGGATATCCCCGACACATGTAGTATACCACACTCGTTCGGCGGCGTCAAGCCCAAATCCACCGGAACGCCGCTGTTGTGAAACATTTCTGTTAACATTGTTTTTCCGAAATGGGTGACCACGACGATCTTCGATCAATCCGCCCCAGAAAAGATAAAAGTGCCGTGGTCATTGAAAGGGTGGGTGCGGTCGTTTTATTGAACCGTTAAAAAAGGTTCCCGCACCCGAAGCTATATTACGTTATTATCAAGAATCAACTGAAGATTGTCGCGTATGAAATCAGATACGTCCGACTTAGCTTTTAACGCCATCATCACAACTTCGTCTACTGTGTTCTCCATAATGAAATCGACAATTAGAACTTTATCCGTTTGTCCTTTGCGGTGTATGCGGTCTTCGGACTGAACTCGGTCGATGTAGTTATATGAATTGGTGAAGTAAATAGCAGCTTTTGCTGCCGTCATTGTGAGGCCGATTCCTCCGGTGCTGGGGTTTCCGACGATGTATCTGATAGAACCTCGTTGAAGACTATTAACATACCGCTGACGAGCGTCACGATCAATATCGCCGTATAAATAGCCCACATTGTTATTTCCGTATCTTTTTTCAAGTACCGCTCCTATGGTTTTGATTTCAGAAATGTACGGAGTCCAAATAAGTGCCGGTTCATCGAACTCGTCGAGGAACTCCATCAACAAATTAATTTTGGGGTTAGTCTTGCCAACGGGAGTTGATACTTTTCCTGCATCCGTTTCGACGTTTACGAATCCACCGCAAACACTTTGCAGCCTCAACATTCTTTCCAGAACGTTCTTTGCGGTAATCACCCCATTTTCGGTCAAGGTTTCACGATTTTTTCGTATCTCTTTAAACAAAGTAGCCTGTTCGCTTGTTGGCTTGCAGTAACGTTGGGTGTATACTTTGTCGGGGAGGTCTGGTAAAACCGTCCTTTTGTCAACTTGATAAGAACACGAAGCAGCGATTTCAAGCAATTCCTCCATATTGTCATAGCCGATAACCTCACGATTTTGGTAGCCGCCCATCACACAATAACGGTTGCGAAAACTGACGTAATTGCTACGTCCAAACAGCGATGGACTCATGAATTCGAATTGGCTATATAAATCTTGAGGGCCTTTGGTGATTGGTGTACCCGACATAATATGCCGGTATTTACATTTTTGCGCGATGTGAATAGCACGTTGGGTGCGTACAGCGTCGGGGTTTTTGATTTTGGTTGATTCATCGGCCACAATCATGGTGCGTTTGCCGCATAATGCTAGCGCTTTTTCGAACCCTGATTTGGTTATTCCTAAACCTTCAATCGTAAAACTTGATATTTTGAGTCCGTTACCGCGATCAAAAGTGTAATCGACGTGGCAATGAGTCTCAAATTCTTCTTGCCAGTTCAATTGAAGGGAGGCAGGGACCAACAATATCAGACGATCGATTTCTTTGCGTTCATAACGAACGGCTGCTATATCAATAGCTAGCTTCGTTTTGCCAGTTCCTGTGGGGAGCAAGAGAGCAAGGTAATCTCGTCGCAGGGCAATTGATAGCGCTTCTTGTTGGTGGGCCATGGGCTTTGTTTTCCATGCCCACGTAACGAGTTCGACTTGCTTGGCCGGTTCGAGTGCTTCTTCGATTTGCCGCTTGGCAATTTCGGTGAAGACGAATGTTGCGTTTGACTTGAGATAACGAACGTTTGCAGAGGTATTTGGTGCGGTCCAAACATCATTGCGTTTGTCGTATCTGCGATTAGGAATCCCGCGAAGATCATTGATGCGGTACGGGTTGCCGCGCATTTTGAACGATCGGGTTTTTTCATTGTAGTCTACCTCAATAGTAAGGGCCGGTAAACCGGCCCCTCCCATTAGTCCAAAAATGGACCCCGACATTATGCGGCTTCTTGCTGTGCAGCTGCTTTAGCGGCTTCTTTTTCAGCCTTTAGCGCAGCTTTCTTGGCTGCAGTTTCGGCTTTGCGGGCCACGCCACGCAGACGTCCGCCAAGGCTCATACGCTGCAAGCCGGGGTTGAGGTGACCGTACTTGTCTTTCAACTCACTGACGGGAACCTGCAATTCACCGGACACCAGACCGTAAACCTCTTCGAGGTGTAGGCCATCGAGCTTTTCGGCTACTTCGTCTTGTGAACGAAAAGTGCCATTTTTGCCTTTAACGTACTTGGTCAGGTCGGGTTTGATTTGTACTTTTTTGATTTCGTCGGACATGTTAACCTCATTGGTTGGTTGTAGAACTGGGATCGCCCCCAGATGAGTATTATATCATGACTGATCGTCTTAGTCAAGCATGCTACAGGTCAGGATTATAAAGTCTGTTGAGTCGGCAACAGTACCGCCTAGATCCGCGTATTCAGGAGGAGACACCACATGGCGTACATTGTCTGCACTCTGTTCTAGGACCAGTGTTACCCGCCACACTGGTTGGGCGCTTGCTCGTGCAAATTTATTTCAAGCGGGTCGCGATCCAAGCAGCTAGTCGGTTCTGGACGCTGTATGTTATTGCTCTCCATTCTTCGCCGTCCGGAGCGTCGGATTTACGCGGCGGTGAATTGGGTAGCAGGTCGATCAAACAGTGTAACGACTCCATTTCTGCCGATAATTCAGTGTGCTTCTGGCTCCAGTAATTACTGCTGCTTTTGGCATCTTTCACTTGTCCTTCGAGATTTTCGATCTTGCTCATTACTTCAAATTCGTCCATTTCAAAATCCTCATTGCGTTAGTGGGACGTCCCCACATCGTTAGTATACCACAGCGTGGGTACTGTGCATAGTATCAACGCTGTGCGGCGACTCGTTTTTTGTAAGCTATTTTACACACTTTACATTGCGTATCTTTGCCATCGGCGTTTCTTGAATTAACGTGGTAGTCATGAAACGGTTTCATAACGCCGCATCTCCCACATTCTTTTTCTTGTGCTTTAATGCGATCTTCCGGTGCTTCTCTGCCGTATTTGGCCCTGTATATCTTGGCTTTTTGTGATTGGCTATAGGTATGTCCGGGTATTGGCCCTCGTTGCGGGCTTTCATCTTTTTCGCGTTCTTGACTGCGCAATGCCGCCAGTGCCTTAGTTTTAGCGTCTTCACCCAATCGTGCGTCTAAATGGTACGATCTTGCTTTCAACTCCGCCATTTCTTTGGTGATCTGCTCAATACATCGGAGGATCTTGGCAAACATTTCTGCTGGCGTCACCTCTCTTGTCATTGCAACATTCAACAACTCGGTGATTTGTTCATATGCTGCTAAATCTTCACCCACTGTTCTTCCTCCTGCGTTTATACCCAATACTGCACTATATGCCCGCAATCCTTGCACACCATCCTGTAGTGATTGTAGATGTAAGCATCGTATTTAATTGTCTCCTTTTTTGACCTATTAGCCACCTCTGTCATGGTCAGATGTTCCCCCTGCGGGGGTTTGATGATTTGCTCATGTAGCACAGATGTGCCGTTGCAAGCATCACAGTGGATAACAATTTTCTCGTTCATATTATTCTCCTCTGCTCATCATACTTTTACGTTGCTCTTGGTAGTACCCCAACCACCCCTCAACAAACTCGATCGAGTTGTTCAAGTGTACCATTTCCTCGTCGGTACCGGTGAAGACGGTTTTTTCGTCTTGCAGCAACCCGGCCATGTAATAAAGCGTGTGAATCTTTTTATTGACGTTTTCCAATTTCATGGAATTTCCTCAGCTGGTCAGTGATGTATTTAATATCCCGCATAACGCGATCACGTTCATTTTTTATCTGGTCCTCGGTGAAATAACACGCTAATGAATAGGTGCCGTCTGACGCGAGTATCCTGATTTGGTTAGGCGTTGTCTTGGTCTTGGTGTAAGTGATTTCGTATGTCATGGTTGCTCCAGCATTTTTCTGGCTCTCTCTGCCGTGTAGCCGTTTGCCATCAAGAATCTGATCGCGTGATTTAGTGCTGATTTCTGTGTTAAGCCTTGTTGCCGGTAGTAGTCCATCTTGTTCCTTGCTAACAACTCGTGCACTTGCTCAGCTGGGCCTTTCATCAGAAATCACCCCGCAACTCGCGGTCGGTCATGATGTAATCATCTGCTGGGTTGTCTGTCCAACAATCGTCGTATTCTTCTGGCTCGTTGTTGTCAAGATCTTCGTCGTCCTCGGGACCGTCATAATTGGGATCGCGTGGATCAAAATACGTTTGCTTTCTGTACATTTTAGTGCCTCGTTTGGCTGATTTCAGGATCGGCTTCGTATTCCGGCTCCGGTGCTTGCACTAAATGGTTATTCAGCAGCAGCATCACCAGACCGAATTGGTTCGTGAGGTCCCAATAATCGCGTGATGACGTGTACGGACCACGCTCTATCTTGAAGTCCTTACCATCAAACCAATCCGTGAGGATCTCTTCCATTGTCTTGTACTTTCTACCGTACGCGGGTTGCAAAATTATCATTGCTTGTCTCCTTCTGTGAGGCACCAGTATACCACAGTCCGGTGCCGTCGTCTATATCAAATAAGCTCTTCGTAATAGGCCCACTCGCCATCTTCGAACATCGGGGCCAAACCTTTCGTTCGCATTAACTCACCAAGCGAATTGTAGTCGTAATCCCAACTTATCAATATTGGCGACCTGCTATGGTTGTATGTTACGTTAACGATTTTAACTCGCTTCCCTCTGTGATTGGTTGCGGCTAACACTTTTGCTTTGTAATAACATTTCATTTGAGTTCCTCTTCGGTGGTCGGTGTCGGGTGCGGACGCGAGCGGCTCGGGAGGTATTCCGGAGGCTCGTCGTCGGACGGGAGCGATCGGGTCGGGCATCGGTGGCGATTCCGGCTCGATCGCTTTTCTCGGGCTTCACTCAACAGTGTCTTTTATCAACTCGGCTGCTTCACGGTCACGTTTCTTGATCAACCCCCTCATTCGGTTACCGATGTTCATGCGTTGCTGGCCCGGATTCAGATGGCCGTATTTCTCTTTCAGAGCGTCAACGGTGACCTCAAGGAATTGTGAGCCTACCTCGTAAACATCGTCGAGGCTCTTGCCTTGCAGTTGTAACGCAATTGGGTCGCCGTTGCACAGGCTCTTGCCTCCTGCTGCAGTGGTCACTTTCACCAACTTGGCGCGGTATTCTGGCTCACGCAATCGCGGCATCGAACCAACGATCTCGGTGTCGTCCTCCGGATCTCTGATGTTGTCATTCTCGATCTGGTCGTCATCACTATCAACAACACCGAGGGACTTGAGGTCCTCCATTGTGTACTCGCCTTCTGGCAAGTCGTCAATATCAACACTCTCATCTTCGGGTATGCTATCCAACAACTCGTTCATGCGCTCTTCGTTCATCTTGAATACCTCCTTTGCGTCCTCGGTCGATTTCTTGGTCTGCCTTGGTGTTCTAGTCTGTCTAGTCATTTCATTTCCTCATTTAGTGGGCGGATCATTTTTACTATCATTGTCGTGTTTACACTACGGAAAAGCAACCTAACCATTCTTTATAGCTGCGTTGGTCATACAATGCCAACCACTCAAACCCGTCGTTGGTGTATCGCTCTACGCATATTGTTCCACGCGGATGATTGTGCACGTTCATTTCATTCACCATTTGCTTTGTTGTTTAGTAGAGATCCCACACGCTTATTATACCATAGCGTGTGGGTGCTGCATAGTATCAACTTAATCGCAGCTGTCGCCTTCATCAACAACGTCGTATTTGGCGGGACCGGGCAAGTCCTCGATGCAATCGGCAAAGTAGAAACCACAACGTGCAATCCTCGCTTCGATGGCGTCTAGCTCGTCTTGCTCTTTGCTGGTCAGGGTGCCGTATTCATAGGAGTCGAGTAGGTCGAGCAATGGTCGCACTATCAACCGGTCTGCAACTGCGCCCAACTCAGCGGCCCACACAAACCTGCAATCGGTGATCTTGTTGTCGTATTGGAAATAGAGCGTTTTCATCGTTTTACCTCGTTTGGCGGTAGGTGCTGCATAGTATCAACTTAATCGCAGCTGCACAGCAAGAAGCCGTATTTAAGAAGGGGCAAGTCCTCGAGACGGTCGGCAAAGTAGAAACCGTCGCATGCAATCTTCGCTTCGATGGTGTCTAGCTCGTTTTGCTCTTCGCTGGTTATAGTGTCGTGTTCATAGGCGTCGAGTAGTCTGAATAGGTCAATTAATAGCTGCGCCTCTGATTTATCCGTGACTATACTCAACTCAGCAGACCACCAATCCCAACAGTCGCTGACTTTACCGCCGTATTGGAAATAGAGCGTTTTCATCGTTTTACCTCGTTTGGTGGTGAATCCCACGCACTTATTGTACCACAGTGCGTGGGTGCTGCATAGTATCAACAACAGTCGTTAACTTTGTTCCAGTAATCAATACACTCTTGTATGACGCCGAGTTGCTCGTTTGACAACTCCATGTCGCAAGCTACTGATTGCATCAACGAAACCAAGAAACCAAACGCGTACGGGTAGTTGCTATTACCGCCGTTTACCATTTCTGCGCGATCCAGAGCAACAACGCCCAAATCGGTGATCAAGTCGCGGATTTTGATTGAATCGGTCATTTGATTTCTCCTTTATTGTTGTTCGTGGGATCTCCCACACGCTTATTATACCACGTCGGCAGTGTGCTGCATAGTATCAATGCGAACTGCTCTCGGACCGGTGGGGAATGCCTTGACTCCAAGATCCCCCGGACCGGTGGAAGAATGTCTTGACCGGTGGAAGAACAATCTTGACTCCAAGGCCCCCTCCGAAGGCCAATCTTGCGCCCGAATGGTATCGACTCGAATGGCGTGGAACATGGTGGAGCCGTGGAACACTTCCACCGGTAAGTGCTTGATGTCGCGTCCGGCGGGCGGTGGACCGGTGGAAAAAAATTTATAGTAGAATTGAACAAAACAAGGGGGGGAAAAAAAACGGGAAAAAAGGGGACTCGGGAGCGTCCACCGGTTCCACCGGCGTCCACCGGGGTGATTTTCTTCCACCGTTTTCTCCACCGGTTTTTTTGATCTTGGTCGCAAGTACCCCCTCCGAAAGTATTTTTTGATGGGGTCTTGAAAGTATTTCTGGGTAATGGTTGATCTCCGGCCAATTGTTGTTCATTGTCACGTGCGAACGCGCACCGATCAATCTTTGATTTGGTTAGAAACCATTGCTGGTACCGCCAAACAATCGTTGATTTCTGGTCAATTATTGATGGTTGATGGCCGTCCATGGCCGTGTTGCTTACCAGCTGGTGCCGGACTGGTGCTGTACTCTGTATCTCACAATCATTACTCCGGTAATTCCACTGTATCGCCTAACTTTGAGGCAACATAGTATCTCATTGCTGCGATAAGTAGGGTTTGTCCGTGCTGTTTTCCCGCGATCCAGAGCGGTTCGTAGTAGTCGCCCTTCTCGTTACCTTTGGGGAAATACAAAGGGTTTCCTTCTTTAGTGTCGATTCCTTCCCGCTCGATGATCGGTCCACCTTGTGCCCAATTTGTCGATGGCGCATAACGCCCCCCTTGTGTTTGCAACAGGCATTGAGTAATGCCGTCGTTTATATACTCAACAGCTATCCCCTCAGCCGTAGCCACTGCCCAATTCAGGTCTAATCCGTATAACTCACATGTTTTTACTTTTTTCATACTGCTCTCCTGAGTGATGGCCGTCCATGGCCGTGTTGCTTACCAGCTGGTGCCGGTCAAGTCCATCATCAATAACAAGCTGATTGCGATGCAAACCAGCACGAATTGCAAGTATTCAAGAATCGCTTTCATTTCAGTCTCCTGTGGTTGTTGGCCGTCCTTGGCCGTGGTTGATTAGGCTGCTTGGCGGGCTTCGTGCTTTTTGATCGCACCGCGGACCCTGTTGCCAACGTTCATTCGCTGCTGGCCCGGATTGAGATGGGCGTACTTTGTCTTAAGCTCGGTCACTGTGACTCCCAATTCTCTCGCCCCGATCTGGTAGACTGTTTCGAGATCTGCACCGCGTAGGAGGAGTGCCACGCTGTCGCCATTGTCAAGGCTCTTGTTACCTGTGGCGGTCGTCGTCCTCTGGAGCGTTGCTCTGTACTCGACGCTTCTTGCGAGAGCCAGAACACCTTTTGGCGTGTCGAGTGGGGTCGCTGTGTCGTGTGCTTCTGTCTGTACGGCTTCGATTGCTGCACGGACTGCTTCTACTGCTTCTTTTTTGGTGCGTGTTGTCATTGTCGTGTCTCCTATTGGGTCCGGATTCCCTCCGGAGGGGCTGGCCGAATCGCCGACCATGGGATTATTATACAGCATCGAAAGGTTCTGCACAAGTATCTGGACCCAGCGACAGCCAATGCCGAGCAGCTGCAAAAGGGGATACATCCAGTCGCGAGAGACAACCGGCTTGGGGGCAGGCCGGGACTACGGAGTACACTTAACCGTAAATGTAGGTCGGGACTATATAGTCTTTTAACCTTTGTCCCCGGCTAAGATAATCCTGACCCATGGGACCCTTGACACGATATATATCTTTGTGGTAAACTCGCATATATGAGAATAGCCAAATTTCAGTGCCAAAAGTGCCAAGCGTATCTATCAAGAGACGGGACGTGTGCACCGTGCGAGAAACGAAGGGCTAACGTCGAAAGCGTCCAAAAATGGCGTGTCGAGAATGAAGAGCATTACCGGGAAACTAAACGTAACCACTATCTCAATAATAAAGAGCAGTATGCTGAACGCGTCAAGAAAAGACGTGCTGCTCTTGATGAGAGGACCCCCAAGTGGTTGAGCGAATCCCAGTTGGAGCAAATCCAAGCTTTTTACAAGAAAGCTAAACGCATCAAAAAGCTCACGGGCGTGGATTACCATGTGGACCATATTGTGCCGTTACAGGGCGATAAAGTGTCGGGTTTGAACGTCCCGTGGAACCTCCAGTTGTTGACTGCAGATCAAAACGACGGCAAGGGAATAAAGTTTGATCACGATGACCCTAATAATATAGGCGCAGGAATGGAATATATACCGGAACCCCCGGCTCGTCGCGGCGAGTTGATATCGTTTGATGCCAACGAAGTCCCATTAACGTACCAAGAAGAGTCGTTTTGTGCCAATTACATAAGGTATGGCGACGTACGGTACGCCTATAAAATCGCGTTTGATAAAGCCCCAACTAGGGACGAGATAAACAGGCTTTCGGCAGATTTCCGTATTTTGAATCGCGTGACTCATATCCGTTCGGTAATGCGGGAGTCCACCGAATTTACTGCCACCGAGCACTTGATGAATATGGCTATGCTCAGAGATCAGGCGGTTAAAAAAGGCGATATGAAAGCTGCCATCCAAGCGGAGAAATACCGAGGTGAGGTAGCCGGGTTTTATGCTGGCAAGACTAGCCTGTTAGGAGACAGTGGTGGGGTACAAATTGTAGCCAACTTGCTGCCGCAGATAGAAGGACTTAACTTCAAGGACGACGACAGTGGAGTAACTATATCGGAACCTAAAGATGGCCTCTCAATCGGGTAACCGATCAATATACCTGCCAGAACCCCACCGGGGGCAACTAGCTATACATAGGCACCCGGCACGTTTCAAGTCTGTGTGCTGTGGCCGACGTTGGGGTAAAACCCACTACCTAACATCTGTAGCGGTTGATGGGGCCGTTCGCGGGCAGTTCATGGGTTATTTTGCCCCGGAATACAAGTTCATGGCGGAGGCATATGAGCAAGCACTCGAAATTGTCGCACCGTTAAAGAAACAATCATCAAAAACGGAGGGGGTTATCCGGTTAAAAACCGGTGGGCGTATTGACTTTTGGTCGCTTGAAAATGAAGCAGCTGGACGAGGCAGAAAATATCATGGAGCACTAATAGATGAAGCAGCTTTTACAAAAAATTCTACCATGTCAGCCATTTGGCAACGTGCTATTAAACCTACTCTGCTCGATTATCGTGGTTATGCTATTGCCGCTAGCACTCCTAATGGAATTGATCCTGACAATTGGTTCTATCAAATTAATACTGACGCTAGTCAAGGATTTGTAAAATACCATGCACCATCCCACACAAACCCGCACCTCCCACGTGAAGAGCTTGACCTCCTCGAAGAGCAAAACCATCCAATGGTATTCAAACAAGAGTATCTCGCGGAGTTTATTGACTGGTCCGGCGTCGCGTTTTTCTCACTCGAATACCTCCTTGAAAATAACCAGCCGGTACCGTACCCAACGTGGTGTGACTCCGTTTTTGCTGTTATTGACTCAGCTGTTAAATCGGGATCTGAGCATGACGGTACCGCTGTCGTGTATTGCGCTTACTCCAAACATGTTGGGACCCCTCTGACGATATTAGATTGGGATATTACCCAGATGGAAGGGGCCGTTCTGGAGGAATGGCTACCGTCCGTTCGTGATAAATTAGAGGAATTTGCGCGGTTGGTAGGTGCCAGATTGGGTGTTTCGGGTATTCACATTGAAGACAAAGCGTCCGGAACAATCCTATTGCAACAAGCGATGCGCCGAGAATTGCCTGTGCATGCTATCGACTCGAAACTAACCCAGTTCGGTAAGGACGAAAGGGCCGTTTCGGTATCCGGGTACGTTTACAGGAACCTAGTAAAGCTATCCGAAAATGCTTACAACAAGACTTCGGTATACAAAGGATCATCTCGAAACCATCTCGTAGCCCAATTGGTGCAATTCAGACCGGGCGATAAAGAACACTCAAGACGCGCAGACGACCTTCTCGACTGCTTTACATATTCCGTTGCCATATCTCTAGGCAACCACGGAGGCTATTAAATGTCCAATATAAGTATCGGTGGCATCCAAGAGGGTAGCCAATTATACAATTTAATGATGGCGCAGGATATCGTACCGGGCCAACAGCCCAGCTACGAACTTTGTAAGCTTATCTACACGCTTCACCCACTCGGGAAAAAGATCGTAGATGCCCCAATTGCCCGTTCGATGGCCCGAAGGCGCGAAATCGTAGTGCTCGATGCGCCAGAATGCGTTATCGATAGGTTCAATGACGTTTGGGACGACCTCAGCATCGACGCTTATATATCCAATGCGATGCGTCTAGCACGTATTTACGGTATTTCATCAATCGCCGTAGTACCTCCGGATGGCGATATGTCTTCCCCGTTGACCCCGGAAGAACTCCGAAGTGGCGAAATAACATTCAACGTGTATGATCCGTTGAATACAGCAGGGTCTTTGGTGGGTATTCTGGACCCTTTGAACCCCATGTTCTTGAAGTATTCGACCATTTCAGTAATGGGAAAACCATTCCACAGGTCGCGAGTGCATTTGGAGTTAAACGAACAGCCGGTTTACCTGGATTACACCATTTCAGCGTTCGGTTACGTGGGCCGCTCGATATTCACAAGAGCACTTTACCCGCTACAATCATACTTACAAGCGATGATCGCGGACAATTTGGTGGTCACGAAAGCTGGTGTGCTTATCGCTAAGATCAAACAGCCGGGTTCGATCATTGATAAGGTCCAGCAGATGGCCCAGAATATCCGTCTGAATATTCTGAAACAGGCTAGAACGGGTAACACGGTATCTGTAATGCCCGATGAAGATATTGTGTCATTGGATTTGCATAATGTCACATACCAAGAACAACGTCACAATATACTTGAAACGGTGGCTCTGTCATTGGATATGCCTACCCAGTTCCTTACTTCGGAATCCCTAGCAAAGGGGTTCGGTGAAGGATCGGAGGATGCGAAGCTTATTTCGAACTTTATTGATAATTTTAGGCGTGAAATGAAAGATGCCTATAATTTCATGGATAATATCGTACAATATGTGGCATGGACGCCGGAGTACTACGAAACCATAAGGAAAGAATACCCGGAAGAAATAGACCACGCGACATACGAAGAATGGTTCGCACATTGCAAGAAGACATTTAAGAGTATTTGGCCAGAGGCTCTGGAACCGTCTAAGAAAGAGCGAGTCGAGTTCGAAAAGATTTGTTACCAATCAGTGTTGGAAACGTTCAAGGTGTTGGAACCGGTTGCCCTAGGCGAAAATAAGCCAAAGCTTATCGAATGGGTACAGGCTAACTTGTCCGAATTGGAATCCGTGTTCCCGAATGCCCTTGATCTGGACGTCGAATTGATTATGCAACAGGAAAAAGAAGGGCTATTCGATGAAGTCGATGAATCCGGACCTCAGCCTTTTAAAGATGATCGAAATGGTCGCCTCAGCAAAGGCGGAAGCGGTGGTGGAGCGTCTAAAAAATCCGATAGGGGCGGCTTTAACCACGGACACTTTACAACTAGTTAATCCTGACCGATGTTGCAATTGACAAAAGCAACTCGGCATGGTAAAATAACGTTTTATGGGGAAGGTAGTTCGAAATGCCTTTTGAAAGCGAAGAGCAAAGACGCGCAATGTACGCTGCCGCAGCGGGTAAATCCACTATAGGGATACCCCAAGAGGTCGGCAGGAAATTTGTTGCTCATCGCGATGACGAGGTTCCTGCCGTCCCCCGCGATATGGCCGAAATCCAATCCATCAACGAATTGGACGTTATGAAAGCCATGCGGGACGGTATACTACCGTCCCCCCAAAAGTTCGGTGACTTGAACCTGTTCGATATCCGCATTTCCGGAACCGGGTTTGCCGAACGATCAACGGGCGAAATCGCTCACCGATCCCCGCAAGATTATCTTTCTGATGAATTTTTGGAACGGTGTCAAGGACTTCCGGTTATATGGGAACACCCGGAAGAGAAGTTGCTCACCACTGATTCATTCAGAAACCAAATTATCGGATCCGTTGCATTACCCTACGTCAAAGTGGACGAAGTATGGGGCATTGCAAGGATCTGCGATGCCGAAGCTGCTGGCTTAATGGCAGAGAATCAATTGTCTACCAGCCCAGCAGTTGCTTTAGGCGAAAACTTCTTCAAAACAGGCGACGTCCTGCTTGAAGGTTCCCCGCATTACTTAGACCACGTTGCCGTGTGCCGCGTTGGTGTATGGGATAAGGGGGGAGCACCTGTGGGCGTTAGCTCAAATATGGTTAAATCAGACTCAATTGAGGTTAAAATGGACGAAGAAAACAAAACCCCAGAGGTTAGCATGGCCGATATTTTGGCGGCTATTTCTGGTATGAATACTAGAATGGACAGTATCAATACTCGTCTTGACAGTATCGAAGTTAAAGCGGATGGAGCAAAGCATGACATGCCGCACAACAAGATCAAAGACGACGCCGACGACTGCGATGACATGAAAGCAGACGAAGATTGCGACGA